ACAAGTCAACCGCGCGACCTGTGGCATGCACAGACATTGTGCCTGGCTTAGAACGCACATCGCGCACACCCCAACTGCCGTTGTTCCACATTGCGTTGTTTGAGTGATGCAGTACTTGCTTAATAAACTCATTCATGCCAGCGCGTGGGCCAGCGGATGCGCCATCGCTGTTGCCTGTGTATGGCCGTGCGTTGGGATTAGCTTTCGCTGTTGCCACGCCCAAATGCCAAATCTTTAGGGTTTACGTATCGAATAAGTACCGGTACTAGCGCGGCTAATGCGGCTTTGACGAAGTCGGCTGGGTCGGCGCTGCCGGTTGAATACACCGCGATGACCGCTGCAATTACTGAACGACCATAGGAAGCGAATAGGGCTTTGTCTTTAGCTTTCATCGTCTTTGTCCTTTGTTTTGTTTTTGAGTCCGTTGGATGCCAGTAAGCCTATTAGACCGCCAGAGAGTGTCATCAGCATTGGGTTAAGCACCGAGAACGCTTCAGCGTCATTCGGACTTTGCTCGAGAGGCTGTGTCACGAATAGAAGACCGTAGAGCAACGTGAAGATTGAACCAACAAACGCAAGCGTTAGACCGATGCCCACAATCAGGATTAGGCGCGCTTTGATTTCTTCGTTGGTGTATTTAGGCACAGCGTCCCGTCCCGATCTGTATGTCGCTTGTCATGGTTACTGCTTTAGATCCTGCGCGCTGGCAATTTACTCGCTCACGGTCAGCGCAACCAGAACAACCCCACATGACCACCGCAACTAGCAAGCTGCAACCGATCAAATAACGCCATCGCATTACAAGGTCGGTGGGTTAACGGCCAGTTCGGTTGCTTTGGCCATTGTTGCGGCTTCGGTTGGTTGTAACGCTGGGTCGTCCATCCATTCCAAACAGTAATAGCCATCGCCTGGGTCGTTATATCGCCAAGTTGTGCCAGGTGCCAGTTCGCGTGTGGCATTGCCAATCTGTGAATTAATTTCTGCTTTTGTTGGTGCGGCCATTATGCAACCCTTGTGATCTGAATTGTCGAATAAATCTCGCTAACTCCAGCATTTGTTGGATAACCAAAACCAAGGTTGGCTCGAGTGGTCTGAACCCAATGCTGTAACTCAAAGTTTTTGGTTGCAGCAATAGTCACAAAACCAGTCAGAAACGTGCGGGTCGCTACAGCGCTGGAACCGTCATATTCTGACGTGCCGATAATTGCCGTTGTTGCGTCAGATGTGTTTTGCAACCTGATTTTAAACGCATTGCTTTCATAACATGGCGCGCTTGCCGAAATCAGGTAACTGCCTGCCGGCAAAGTGATAACGCTGGTCGCAATTGACGCTCCCGTGATGTTGTTCACAACGGTCGTGTTTAGTGTGCGTTTTGTCCATGTTGAGCCAACGCTGCTACCGCCTTGTGTGTTTGCAGCTTGTGTCTCGTTGAAGATGGCGATGTCTTGAAAGTTGTCTAAGACGTCATTAAGTTGCGCGGCCTGGAGCACCGTCCCGGCTACAAAGTCAGTCCATTTTGCGGTCATAGTGATTCCTATCCTAAAACATTGGTTGTTGAAAGTGTGCCATACACAGCGTCGTCCAATATGAGCTGATAAACGATTGTGGTTGGCGCGGTGCTGTACAGGATGCTGTGGCCTGTACTGAAATCCAGACGATGCTCGATGCCTTCAATTGAGAGTTCTTGCGCCAATTGGGTTGTGCCGGCACCGCTAGGGAACGTCTTTTCAATGCTGATCGTGTCGCCAATATCAACGGTGGCAAGCGTGTCTTTTTGCGCTGTTGTCAGCATCAAGAACTTAGTTGCCACAGATGTGTACCGTGCTTCGGGTTCTGGGTTTAGCAGATATTCGGCTGCGGTCTGAATCTCGCCAGCGTTGTGTAGCAGGCTGTTGGTGATGCTTGATGTTTGAATGAAATATGTGGCAATTGACGCTGCATCTGTTGCCGTGTAGGTGTCGCCGTCCAAGCCTGTAACTACTGATCTGTTGATTACCGAATCGGCTTCGAACGAGATGCCAACGCCGTCAAACTTGTATCCCGTGCCGTCATCCTTAAACTCTGCTACTGGCGCGCTAAGAGTTACACCAATGCGATCTTGGAATGTAAACACTCCAGCCCTAGACATGTACACTCGACCAAACTCTGCGGTTTCGTTGATCTGCGTAATATATTGCAGCACGTTTGTTCCTGCTGGCACGTTGTACGCAGAGTCGTGGCCAAGGTTGACGGTGCCTGTTGAGATGTTTCGAGAGCCTGCAGGAAAATCTACTTCTGGCAGGTCTAGGACTGTTTCTATGCGTTCGCCCGATGTTTCTGTGGTCACGTTGAGAGCGTCTAAATAGGTTTGTGCGAGCAGGTAGAACTGGTCGGAGCAATACACGGTGACGGTATCTAATCCGCCAAGCGCAAAGTTGTAATCGTAATTAACAACATAACCGCTAAAAATTGATTCGGGCACATTGGTAGAGCTGTAACGGATTAGGCGTACAGCGCGCAATGGGGCAAGCCCCGGCTTAGATTCGGCGGTGTCGTAGTACGGACTGTTTTGATCAAACGGGTTAAATATCCCGTCCACGTCCTGAATGGTGAACGTCATTGTTCCCGCGCTGAACTGATCGCCCACATCGCGGCGACCGCGCCGCACGTTGACGCTGATAGTCGAATCCATGACATCGGCAAACTCGGTCGTACCGTCCAACACATATTCCGTGTTGTCTAATACGCCTTTAAGCGTGTCATCAAGCACAAACGCGTCAACCTGAAACCCTGTAGCGATCTGCAGGTCATAGTTGCCTGAATCAACTACAGCTGTGCCGGGCATTAGGCAACCGCTATTTGTAATGGGCCAGCAGAGCGTGAATAGGCACGCAAAGCGTTAACGACCGACTCACCGATCTCGGCGCTAGTAGCGAGTCCGCCTGTGACGTTGATGGTCACTCCCCCGCCAGTATTTAAGCGGTCTAATGGCACAACGGCTTCTGGGCCTGCTTCGCCGATCAGGGCAAGAGTGGGGGAGCTTACGATTCCACCGTCAGCCATTTTGGGAATTGACAAACCGCCGCCTGGACTTTGATTGTTTCCGCCAAGTCTGCCAAGGCTAATTTCGTTTATGTAACCAATATCGGGCAACAAAGGAAGCGCGTTATATCCCTTAATAATGACGTTAATGACTTTAATCCAACTGTTAGCAAAGGTTTCAAACACGCTAAGGATGCCGTTAATAATTGCGTTTACGCCTGTACTAAACCACTCAAACTTTTTGTAAGCAGTTACAAGACCGACTACAAGTAACGCTACGCCTGCAGCGATCAGGGCAAACGGATTGAGAGCCATAGCAATGTTTGTGGCGACGATCGCAGCTGCGACTAAACCGATAGCGCCAGCGATAGCCAAGAATGCTTGCGGGTTATCTTGAGCCCATGCAGCGAACTTGTTGAGCACAGGCAGGACGGCTTCGAGCACGGGCAACAGCGCTGCGCCAATTGACTCTTTAGTTTCTCCAATTGAGTTCTTGAGAATCTTCATTTTGCCTGCAGCGGTTTCGGCGCTGGTTGCAGTAGCCCCGCCAAAAGTTCCGCCGAGCACGTCCATGACTTCATTCAGACTTGCGCCTTCTTTAATCATCGTTGACATCTCTGGACTCAATGATCGGAGCGCCTTAAAGTTGCCCTGGTATGCTTTTGCCAATGCGTCCGCGATGCTGGCGCTGTCCATGCCGGTGGCTGTACTTATGTCCATGACAAGGTTCATGTCGTTCATGGCGATGCCAACGTCTTTGGTACCGCGCACAAGGGCTTCTAAGGCTTTGCGGTATTCGGTGTCGGCAACGCCAGACGCTCGACTCATTGCGCTGATCTGTTTTTCAACCTGCGCGGTCTGTGCGGCGCCAGCACCCGTTACATTTTGCAGGGTAAGAGCTAACGCGGCCTGCTCTTGCTGGTCTTCCATTGCGGCGCGTGTGGCATCGCCTAGGGCAACAGCCAACCCGCCAAGCGCGGCAGCTGCAGGAATTGCCGCCTTCTTAATAGCAAACTGTGCCTTTTCGCCGACGGTTTCAAGTTGCTGGAATTGTTTGACAGCCTTCTTTACCCCTGTGCCGTCAAACTCGCTGATGATCGGGATATTGATTGCCATTACGCTGTCTCTCTGTTCGCTTCGCTCATGACGCGCTTAACCAACTGCTCCATCTCGGACATGACATCGTTTTGGCGTTGCTCGTACGCCTTCCACATTACTCGCGAACGACTGCCATAACGGGAAGTCAACGCGCGACCTAATGGCCCTTCCATTGACGTATCAAACATGGTGCCAGTCGCGCCCTGCCATTGAATAACAAACGTGCCGACATTTGACTTGTTTCCGCCGTATTCCTTGATGTTTCGCGTGTTGATCTTGGCAGCGATTTTTTGCTTCATGCCTGGTATCCACGGCAACATCTTGAACCCTGATTGAGTGCTCCAATTGCGCGCCATGCCAGATAGCGGGACATTCGAGGGCACAAGCTTGTTTGCATCGTCAATGACGGGCTGAACGATCTTCTTGTAATCCTTAGTGATTTCACGGCGCAAAGATTTGTCAATTTTGTTGAGCGTCTTTAAGGCTTCTTTAAGCCCAACGACCTCAATCTTTGCTGATACTTCCGCCACGTTATCTCCGTTTTTTGTTTGCCTCGTTAAGCACTTTAATGACCGTTGTCAAGTCCCGTGAGTCAAACACAATGTCGCTAGGCCACCAACCGACCGCGACCAGTACTTCTGCTAGTTGGCGGCGGTAGGTGCCGCGTCCGTAGGGTTTGGGTCTGTCTCATCCAGTACCGGCAGAATGTCGATGTCAGGGTTTTTGCTTAACCATTCGCGCCAGTTGTCACCAACCTGCTCACCTTTAATTTTGAGAATTGTGTGCATCCAGCAGGCGTAATCCGAGTACAACGGGTTTGCGGAAAGCTGTTGAATGTTGCGACGTTCAAGCCGTTCCCATTCAGTAACCACAAACAGGTTTGTGTAGTAATACTCTGGGGCGCTGTCGGGTGTGCGCTTTAACTGCAACTTGATCTTCATGTGTCTCCTATGTCGGCTTGGAGCCGTTGATTATGCGGTTGTGTCAACCGAGTACGTGCCCCCCTGGAGCTCGATCTCGTAAACACTAAGCTCACCCAAAGACGCGTTCACGACAGGCAGGCTAGAAAAATAAGCCCCTTCTAAAACAAACCCTGGATTAGTTGCCGAATCAGCACCGCTACCTGGATTTACTTTGACGGTGCATTTAGTGCCGAGCAATGGTGCAAGAACTGCGTACGACTCTGATGCTGCATACGATGCGTACACAGTCAAGGTCAATGAGTTGCTGAACAAGCCTGCAGTCATGGTGCGTGAAGTCTGACCAAATGCGGTGTCTTCAAGAGCTTCTGCAGTCACAGTCAACGTCGCTGCGCTGACCTGATCGGTG